CCACAATTGAGCGTAAGACCATCTATATCATCAATTTTATAATCTTCCATGCTCATTTGATTTAATATATATACTTTTTTTCTTTTTAAAATTTAAATTCACAATGTCAGGACTGAGTGATGATGCTCTAAGAGATTTGAACAGTAGAATAGATGTAATGAGAGAAGAATTAAAAAAACAATTGCAAAAGATTCCTGAATTGAAACAGAATATGAACTATGATCTCTTTAAATTTGGTGTTATTGGTTTTGTATGTATATTCTTTGCGATAATATTAGTTAAAAATACTATGAAATCACTCAATATTTACTTTAGGTCAAAAAATTACGAAAGACTTCAGCAAAAGTCGAACGGACCAGTTGATGAAAACGAATACTACTCATTTGAAAATGACATTAACTTTAGAAAAGAGTTACGAAGAAACATTCATAAGTCAAGCACTGAACAAAATAAAATATTAGAAAATGCTAAACGTGAAAAATTAGCGTCGAGAAACGAGATCATTAATGATGAAACACTAAAATCTGAAAACTTAGAGGCCAATATTGAACTCAATAGTATTGATAAAGAAAATGATAATTATTCATATGCCAAAGATAAGTCTAATTCCAATTCTTACTGGGAAATGATGTTTACAAAAAAAGATGATAAATACGTGTAAATAGTTTAAAAGTAATTTGCATATTTGTAATTTAAATCAACAGTAGTAACAACATGATTGCTTTCCTTATGTTTTTTTACTTTTTCATTTTCGTCTCTATGTTTGTAGCTATTACAAACAAAAAAGAGGTGTCTGTTGTTCATATTGAAACGAGAGATCTTACACATTACCCTAATTATGATAGTGATGATAATAATGTCGAAGTTGTGGATGATGTAGAAAATGATGAAATGGAAATTGATGAAGGTGCATCATTTACCGATGAATTAGATAGTGATTACAGTCAAGCATTTCAAATTGAAATGAGAACAAAAACAAAAGATGAAAAAATTCTATATGAATTCCATTCGTATTTGTCAGAACGTGACATCAATGAACAGACCAACATCATGACTGTTGAAGATGATAATATATTTTGGGATGTCAAATATAGTTCTAATGTTTATGAAAAATTCTATGATGCATTGATTGAATATATTAATGAAAATTTCCTCTCTGAAAACCTAGTAGTGTATTTGAACGGAGAAAAAATTGAAACAGAGCCAATTAACCTTATTAAATAGATTAGTCGTTTTTATTTGATTTGCATTTGTGCCTTCATATCTTTCGCTTCTTTAATGAGCTTATCAAGATCAGCATTGTATACAAATACCTTGAATGAATCATTAAGTAAATTGTTATTTTTCTCCATACTTAATTCGGCTAGTTCGAGGTAAAGATTGTTTAGTTCTATTAATTTATCTTTATTGTTATCATAATAAGTGTCTAAACCATTTATTTTGAATGATTTATTCAATGATTCGTTGAAAAATTTCATCCAAGCATCCAATACATAAAGTTTGTAAATTTCTTTTATTTTTGGTGACAAGTTATCAAACTCGGCTAAATCCATTAAAGATAAGCTCTTCTGTTGTTCTTTTTTGATGTTTCTCATTCTAAAAAAGTTAGTCACAGAAAGTATTAATGTCAATAATAAAATTATTACGATTACTATACCAATCATTATTATGATATAATGAGAAATAATTATTTTTATTCAATGATCAAATTGTGGCAGATAATGAACCAGTTTACATGCTATTTCTTTATGCTTATTTATATTAGATAATGGTAGTACATTTGTATATGGTAGTTTTAATCGAGGTATCTCATTCTTCTTCCAAACCCTATGTTCAACATTATGTAAATGAATACAATGAATCAAGAAAGGATTGTTAATTAATTTGAAACCATTTGTATGTGCTATGTTATTACAAGCGTTATCACAACCTAAAATTCCGAAATTGAAGTCCATACTATTCAATAGTTTGTCATTGAAATTACTATGATAAATCCATACGTCTTGCGAATGTCCTTGTTTATACAAATTTGAATCGGTATCTATTTTTATAGTACCATCTGTCTTATGTTCTGCACGTAGTTGACAATACATAATTGGTATCTTAGCAATAACATCGAGAACATTGTTTATGGTTGAGTTGAAATAAATATCTGAATTTCCAAAAAATATTGCTCCATCTAATTCTTCAGACTTAACAAAATCGAATACATCATTAAATGATAGTCTTTTTCCTATGTTTATCTCTTGTATCTTATCACAATTATATCCGTATATTTTCTCATTCAAATAATATACTTTATCGAATTCAGATGTTTTATGAAATTCAATGACACGTTTCAATTCATCATTTCTTTCATCATTTTCTGTAAAATATATTTGTGTGATGTAATATTTTTTCATCTTATTATTATATCGTTAAATTTTTATATCATCAATATAGACGTTATCAATCTTAATTTCATCATTATAGGTGTTGTTATTATTGTGCTTTACTAATAGTAATAATATCAATGAATTTATTAAACTTATACTCGTCGGTAAATATAATGGCATGTCATTATTGCATATACCATATGTAGTCATCAGAGTGAGTCCCACTATATTCATAACCAAAAAAAAAGTTGAAATATCATTTGTTGATTTTGTTTTATATGCCTTATAAATCTGTGGAATAAGCTGGAGGCCCAATATTGATCCACCTATAAATCCTATACAATCTATTATTACATCTTTCAATATCATTATTACAAATATATACATAAGAACTTATTGTCTTCTTAAATGTTTTAATTTACAAATACATATGTGGTATCGAAGGATTTACATCTTTCGTTTTCTGTTTATACGTCCCTATTATTTCACTATCGATGGAAACTGGATAGTGCATTTTACCGAGTAAAACATTAAGATTAATGTTACTCACAATTGATTCAATATTTCTTTTTAAGTTACGAACACCCGCTTCAGGAATTGTATTATTTATCAGTTTAATAAGCATATCATCATTGAATTCTATATCTTCTTCTTTGATTCCAAATTGACTCTTAATTTCTGGAAGCATATGATTTTTTGAAATATTCACTTTATCGCTGGTAGTATAATCTTTGGTTTCAATGCGAATCATACGGTCTTTTAAGATTGGACTAATCATTGTATCATCATTGTATGTGAATATAATGAGTGCTTTCGATAAATCTAATGGTATTTCTGAGAAATACTTATCATTGAAGTTATCGTTCTGACTTGGGTCAGTCAAATGAATCAAAACGTTAATGATTTCTTGACCTTTTGTCGTATCACTTATTTTATCAAGTTCGTCAAAGTAAATAATTGGGTTCATATATTTGGAATGCATCAATAGCTCGGCAATTTTACCCCATGTTGAACCTTCATATGTGAATCCATGGCCATCAAGAAAACTACTATCATGAGCACCACCAAGTGGAACGAAAGCGAACGGCAAATTCAAAGCCTTGGCTAGACCATCTTTAATCAATGTCGTTTTTCCAACACCAGGTTTTCCATGAATACCAATTACATTACCTTTTGAAGTTGGATTCGATATCCACTGTGCAATTATTCTAGTAATCTGATCTTTAGCTTCAACATGACCATAAATCTTATTATCAAAATCATCTTTTGTTTTTTTCATAAATTCGACGATTTTATCTTGTCCATCTTCTAATTTCACTGGTAATTCTTTTACTTTACCAAATGGTATGTTACAAACTGCGTTGATCCAGTTTTTGAGTTTATGATATTCTCCATTTACAGGAGACATTGCACTCATCATGGCTAATTTCTTGAATATAATGGATTTCGTAATATCATCAAAATTTTTCTCAAGCAATTGGAATTTTAAAGGCGTAGACTCATTATTTATACTTTCAATACGAGCCTGTAATTCTGCATACTTGAGTTTCTCATTCTTTGATAGTGTTTTATAATATTTCAAATCATTCATGGATGATTTAGCAACAAATCTTGTCACAATTTTATCATGGTCATGTTCGTATTTTTTTTCTGATTTGAGTAAGTTATCTAAATCCTTATCATCAATCTTTTTCAAAACATGCTCATTGATATCCAATTCATCTTCATCATCATAATCATCTTCAGGTAGTCCTCCAATTTTAATTATCATTTTACGGTCATTTACATCAACATCATCCTCATCAACATCATCAACATCATCCTCATCGTCATCATATTCATCATCAAATTCATCATCTTCATCTAAAACGTAATCCTCATCATCTTCATCATCGTCATCGTAGTCAATAAGTCGTCGTTTATGACGTTTATTACTCGATGGTTGCTCTTGTGTTTGTTGTGGATAATTATGAATAATTATATTGATTGGTTGTTTGTTATTATTATTATTGTCACTGTCGTCATTATCATCACCTCCATTGTTTTTCCGTTTCTTTCTATCTTCATCACCTATATCAGTTTGTGTTGAAATTGATCTTGAACTAACATTTGTTCTAGTTGATTGAAGCCTAGACTTTGAACGGGTAATCATATTTAAATTTTAGTATATATTATATATTTCAATCATTTTTTTAAATTTATATAGACAGTATAATCATGAATGAAAAATTGATATATTTTAATTTAAAAATAATATATTGATTTATTAATAATATTAGTATCATGACTATATATAAAGAATTGTCTTTCGAAAATGAAGTTAAGAATATTGAAGGAATTCAGTTTTCAATCATGAGTGCCGATGATATTAAAAAGATGTCTGTTGCTGAAATTGTATCTACTGATACATATTCTGGTAATGAACCTATCATCGGTGGTCTGTTTGATAGTCGCATGGGAGTTATCGAAAATGATAAAATTTGTAAAACCTGTATGCAAAAAAACACCTTCTGCCCTGGACACTTTGGACATATTGAATTGGCTAAACCTATTTTCCATATGCAATTCTTTGATATTGTAAGAAAAATCTTAAAATGCGTGTGCTTCCGTTGTTCTACTTTGCTTGTTGATCCTGAAGATCCCGAAATAATGAAATATACTACCAAGAAAATATCCAGACAAAAGAAGTTTGACCTCATTTACAAAGCTTGTTCTAAAGTTAAAAGATGTGGGACATCAAACCCATGTGGTTGTGGTGCTAAACAGCCAAACAAAATCACAAAGGAAAATATTGGTAGAATCGTTATGGAATGGAAAGATGATGATAATAAAGTAGACAAAGAAGAAGTTGATGAACTCAAAAAAGTTATTTTCAATGCAGA